TCTGTTTGCAGTGTCCAGTCACACCGGTAGCTGTGATATCAAAAAGAGTCTGGCAGGCGTATTTCATTCGGCCTTCCGGCTCAATTCGTAAAGTATTTCGGCCTGTTCACACAGACGGTCCAGTTCTGGATTTGTAGCACGAGCTTGATTTATCATTACCCAGCGTTTTTGCTGTTCTAGTTCGGCCATTTCTTTGATCAACTTGGGATCTTGCCAATGTAGTTTGCGCTCGGTTGGACTTTGGCCAGGTGCACGGGCATAGACCGTACGACCACCGTCGGGACTTTCAAACACTGTGAGTTCTGTAATCTTGCTAACCATCATGATATATTTAAGTTATTATAACATGACTCAAACATAAGTCAACAAAAAACCTGCCGAAGCAGGTTTTTGTGGTTACATCTATATACTGGATTAAGAGTATGTTACAGATGTGAATGTTGCAGAGTTTGCTACGTTTGCTGTTGGAACACCAATAGCAGCAGTGTTAGCAGTTTGAACTGTGCTGACAAATTGTGCTGTGTTAGCAAATGCGCCAACTGGGAACAAACCAAAGTTCATTACTTGTGGATTTGGACCAACTTGGAACAAAGCAACTGTAGAAACTTGCTGAACTGCTGTCAATACGTTAGCAACGTATTGGCTTACACCGCCTTGGCTTGCCAAACTTGCATTAGCTGTTACGCTGAAGAAGTCTAACTTAGGACCTGCTGGGTTAAAAGGACCTTGAGCAGCAATGTTAGCTGATTGTGCAATAGAACCGTTTAATACGTCTGTTGCAAATACTGGTTGTGAACCACCAGAAACGATATTGATATACGCCATTTTTAAATCTCCTTAGTATGTGGCCACAAAGGGCCTACTTTTATTTATACCTTTTGGTAGAAATCAGGAGTTTGGTTGGGATTCTGGGTTGTTTATGGCCCGGTTGGCCGCGGTAAATCCGCCGGCTAAGCGATTCACAGCCTTGGCCATACCAGCCGGAGTGGCCATAACCCAGCCTTCTTGCCCTGGATGCTGTAGATCCAGTTGACCCAGCAAGTCCATTTTGATGGCATGTAGCAGTTCCCAAGCAGTAAATGCCGCGGCCATGCCCACTAGGTTGCTACGAGGACTTTGTAGGTATTCTACAATGTTATGATACTTGCGAGGGGTTACACGTTCCTGTAGCCATGGGCCAAAGTCGGCCAGGAGATTGTCAAAGCTGGTGCCCACACGACTGTTGATATAGTCTACACACAAGCGTGGCAAGTCGGTGATTTGCAAGGCACGCAGTTCGCTGGGATTGAACAGTTGATCAATAGCAGCGCCATCTGTGCGATAAATGTCACGCAGTTGCTTTACCACGGCTGAATTGGCTCGCACATTTTGTTTGGGTGCAACAGGTTCCAACAGCAACAAGCCCGGAACTGGTTGAAATTTAAATGCGCCAATGGGTTCTTTGGGTGCACCGGCCTCGGCAAATTTGGTATGCATGGCAATGCCAACATCGCTGTCACCAATGCGTTGACCTATATCACTGGCGGCCGGTATTCGATATTCTACTGTGTTGGGAGTAAACACATAGTTGCCAGCTTCCACAGGCGGTGTGTCGGTATACAGCAAGTCACCTTGGAAGAACCCTTGATAATTTTTAGGCACTGCGGCTTCTAATCTGGGCCACAGCTTGTCATAGATAGGTGCCAGGGTTTCTACACGGGTAGCCGGACGTCCTTGTGCGGCACTTTCAGCATCACGGGCGGCTAGGTGTTGTCGTATCTGTCTAGGGCTCTTGAACAGTCCGTTGTAGCCTTTGGCTCCAAAACCAGCCACATCGGTCAGTATAAAATCACCTGCGTCATCACGTCCAAATACCAGTGCAGGTTTGCCATCCCACTTGACTGTGGTAGTGGCACTGGTATCTTCTTGAGTATGGCGCACAATGTCCATGGCACGTTTAATGCCTTCACTGCCGTTACGGAACACTAGATCTTCTAGGTGTTCAATGCCTTTGGCTCGACCACCTTGCACTTCTGATTCAATCAGCTTTTGCATGCCTTGATTAACAATGCGATCACGCAGGCGTGCCAGGAAGTTTACCTCATTATATTCAATATAGGGATCGGCACTTTCCATGGTGTCTTCCATAAAAGGCAATCCTTCACGTTCCATGTGAGCACGGAAATCAGCCAACTTATCTTCGCGCTTGGGGTCGGTGCTGAGTGCTTGTAAGATTGATTCTACTGATGCTAGATCCTGACGTGTGGCAGTTCGATTCAACAGGAGTTTGGCCACACGATCTGGGTCGTTGGTAATAAGTTTGTCTGTAGCACGATCAGCTATGCCCGAAACTTGATTCAACTTGTAGCCCATGCTTTTGGCTATGCTGTTCATCAGCACATTGCGTTCACGGCCCTTATACCGGCTATCTGCTGGCATGGCGCCCAACACAAACTTCGACCAGGGCACGTCTTTCATAAACATAAAATCAGTCTGCACATAGCCGCGATCTGGGCGACCATCTATAGGTGTTAGGAAATGCACAGCGGTACCAGATTTTTTGACGTAGTCTTCGGGTTTCAATCCGTGACTGGCGGCCCACTGTTTGAGTCTGTGTTCTAATTGTTCTTTTGAAACACGATTGGCGTCTACAGCAATATCCAAGTCGCCAGATGTGTCTTTGATGCCGGTTGACCCTAAGGTATTGTTTTGCAAATCCAAGCCAGGTAACAGTTCTTCAAGCCAAGCGAGAGTAGGCTTAACATCAGTCTGATTGATTCGCTGTGTTAGGGCCTGACCTTTGCCGTTCTTGAATACGTTGCCACCTTCTAGGATTTTCATGCAGGTTTAAAACCCATAATCATCAACATGGCATCTACAGCAGGAACACCAGTGCTGCGGATAGAAGGATTATTATCAACGCCTGGCATGGCTTTGACTATTTTTCCAATGGCTGAGATTGTGCCTTTAGGAGCTATCAGATCAAGAGATGTTTGCACCGGCTGTTGTAATTCTTCGGCTGTGCGATTGTCTGCTTGTTGTGTGCTTTGTTGTTGCGTGCTAGGTTGCGTATTGGCTTGCTGTTGAGTATTGGCCTGTTGTTGTGTGCTGGCTTGTCCGGCAGGAGTATGCTGTGCTACAGATGCGGCCAGGGTCAACTTGTTCCATAAATCTTTTTGTGTTGCAGGGTTGTCATTGGCAGGATCAGCAATGCTGGCAATCAATTGATCAATCTGACTGGCATTTTGTAGTCGACTATACTGCATACCGGCCAACATGTTTTTCTGGATCCAGGCTTTCAAGGCATTGGTGTAATCAGGTACCAGGGTAGCAGGAGCAATGCCTTCACGAATGCCGGCCTTGCGAGCTGTCAAGATCTGTTGTATATAATCCAAAAGTTTTTTTGCTTCAGCAGGTTTGATTGAGAACAGGGCATTCTGTAGTTCTTGCATGGTCATGCCTGTACCGGCTGTAAAACTTTTACCGGCGCGATACGCGGTCTTGGTGCGAGCTGGCATACCAGCTATGGCACCGGCTGTGGCGCCTGCGCCTGCGGCAATAGCACCCGGAGCGGCTTTGACAGCGTTTACTCCTGTGTTGACTGCCTTATTGACCATTGGTTTGGCAGCTTTGTATGCAGATGCCACACCAGATCCAAATTTTTGTGCACCAGCTTTGACATCTTGCCAACCTAGTTCATTCAACTGTGATTCGCTCATGGGCAACACATTTGGTTCAGGCTTTTTCAAAGCATTCATAGTGGCCTGAGGTCCAACACGTTGCGACAATATCTTGGCAATGGCGTTTAATTTTTTGTTGTCTAGGCTTTGTATAACAGGGTATAAAGACTGTGCTGTAACTCGACCAACCGGAGTCTGTCCAGCAGGACCAGATCCCATAGTACCAGGCTGTTGTTGACCTGACTGTTGTGCGGCAGCACCTGGCGCAGTGATTTGACCACCATTGCTTTTGGCCCATTGCTGAGCATACTGTTGCCAGGCACGTTGAAATTTGTCTGCTACTGCGGCTGTGCGTTGATCAGCACGACCTGTTTGATAGCCCATGGCTACATTTTTGAAGGGGGCGGTAACAGCACTGCCCACACGTTTGACGCCAGATACAGCTTTGCCGGCGCCAGCGCCAATAGTATCAGCTACACCTTCGTCCAGTTGTTGTTTTGTTAAGTGAGTAATTTCATGAATTTGCATCGGTTTTCCTTACGGTCCTGGTAAATTTGCCTGGGTCACGCTGATTGATAGCATTGATCAATTTGCGTTGCAGATTCTGGGCAACTTCCGGCGTATAACTTTCGTCGATCTGCTCCAACAGGCGTATAGCCGATGCAATGATGTTGGTGGCGCGATTTTCAATCACATGACGTTGATCACGCTCGATATACATCGCATCCAATTCTTCTAGTAAACTTCTAGTTTTCTTTTGCATTTTGGGCCCAGGACCTTTTTATTATTTATTGTTTTTTTATTTTAGATCCGGTAGTTACTGCCCGCAAACATCGTGGCAAATCAATAGTCGCCCTTCTTCAAACGTGGGTATATCCCAAGTTTTTTCAATTTTATTGAACCAATTAATACAGTGTTCAAGATCATATTCCAGAGCGTTGTTTTCATGGATAAAATCTTTAAATTGTGCATTGGCCACGGCATGATAGGCGCCGTGCCCGTAAGTTTTAGGGCTAAATCCTAATTTGCAACAAGGGTAGACTTCGCCGGTGCTGGACACATATACGGATTTCTGTTTTTTAACATAGCAGGAAATTTCTGTGGGTTTGCGATCATCGATCACATCCTCTAACAACAACTTAACCGTTTTTCGACGATTAAACAAAAATTTAAAATCTGTTGATTCAGCCTGACCCATCACATGCACAAGCTCACCTTTTTTATCAAATACTGGACCGGTGTCTCGTCCATGGTCGTCAACTTGAACTGATGCAAAACCCATCTGTTTGGCCAGCTGTTTGATTTCATCGATTTGGTGTTTGTTATGATCAAATTTTACTACCTTCCAGATGGCCTGGCCGCCAGCGGCAATAAAAATGTTGACATTTTTCATTAGTGTATCCCATGAAACATTTTGCCTATATAGATGATTAGTATCAGCTAGGCCGTCAATGCTGAAACGAACTTCACAGCCGGTTTTGGCAAGTTCTTGCCAAAAGGTTTTTGTGGCACCACCACCGTTAGAGTCGACTGTAATTTTTAAATTTGGATTTGTTTTTTTAAAATACTTTATAATAGATAGACCGTGTTTGTTCATAACAATATCTCCAAAATTTCCATTCACATCTATTTTTACCAGTTGTTTTAGAAAAGTTTCAGAAAATATTTTTTTTGCCTCATCTAATGTCATGTTGTGTTCGACATACCCGTCGTTATATGGATAGCCATAAAAATTTCTTGGGCACAGTGGGCAAGCAGCATTACATATGCTACTAATTTCCAAATGCAGGTGTCGTATTTCATCAATGTTATACATGATTTTATGTTTGTTTAATTTGCCCCAATAGTTGTTTGAGTTTGGCGCTCTGCACATCTGCAGTGATTTTACCGGTTTCCTCTACCGGCTCTCGATTGTCTAACATGGTGCTCTTGGCCTTGATTGAATCTAATAAATTTCCGCCTGGGCGTTTGAATCCATTGGCCTGCTCTTCTTCTCCGGGATCGGTGATGCGCATGGTTTCAATGTTGTAGTCAAGATCAATTTTCATGCCCACACCAGTGGAACTACGCGACTTCATACACTGTATTTGATACTTGCCACGCTCACGCATGGCTCTACTAGTAAAGATACCAAACACGTTGTCGGCTGTGTTGATCTTACTAATACCACCTGAAATATGACTGTGATCAAATTCAATTTCTTCCACAGCTGATCGATTTAACTGCGACGCTGTCACAAACAGCACATTTAATTCTTTGGCCAAGTTGCGTAATTCTTCTGACACATACTTGTCTTTGACAAACAGGTCATTTGGACTGACCTTGGCCGACACCGGCATCAACAAGTCCAAGTAGTCACACATAACAAAGTCTACCTTGATTCCGGTCTGCACTTGCACTTCTTTAATGTAGCTACGAATATCATTCACATTGCTCTGTGCCGGCAAGGCCTTGATTCTATACTGTCCAGCTTTTTTACTGACCAGCTTGACTTTGAGTTCAGTTTGATCTATGTCTTTACGAATATCCTTTGTGCTCATACCACTCAACATAGCATCTGTTCGCAAAGCACATAGTTCTTCACTAAGTTCTAAACTAATATACACGCCGCTGAGGCCGGCCTGTAACCAACTTAATGCTATGTTCATCATAACAAGAGATTTACCCGACCCGGATCCGCCTGCAAAGATATTGAGTTCACCACGACTGAATCCACCATACAAGATCTTGTCCATTTGTGGCCACCCGGTTGATACTTGCCCACCCGAATTGAAATATTTGTCAATCCTAGCACGCGGATCAGCCCAGTAGTCTGTGCCCATGTCTTTGGTCAAACTAATTTGTACCGCATCCTTGATCAGCTTCTCTACCGGATCATATTCGCCCTTTTCTAACAAGTCTGCCGACTTCAAGATTGCACGCTCTAGTTCTTGACGTCTAGTAAAACTCTCAAACTCGTCCATGAACCATTCAAAGTGGCCTTCGTTTAAGTCTGGAACTGTCTGTAGTCGGATGCCTGTGCTGGCACTGATCTGTTCTACCGTGGGCAGGGTCTTGTGATCATTGCTATGCTTCTCAATGAATTCGGCTGCCGGCCTCAAGCTACGATCAAAGTTTTCTGGATTGTAAATGTTCTGCACACGCACATACGACTCTGCGTCTTGCAACATCATTTCCAAGAACAAGCGTTGGACATCAAGTCCGTAATCTTTTAACAAGTTGTTTCTTCCTTAGTTCAATTTTGATTTTACTAGTTTCTCTTGCCTGCATTATAGTTAGCAAGGTTGCCAAACGACCCCAACGAATTACTGCATCATTTACATCCTTTACATCCGCGGGCCACTCGGGCATGCTTACTGCCCAGCCTAATTCTACTGCACGATCTACTAGACGCATGCCAGCTTCGTCTTGGTCTGGGACCACAACAATTTCTTTGCCCAAGCTACGTATCAGTGCGACCTGTGCATCATTGATGTCGGCATGTAACACCGCCAAACCATTGATAGCCAAGGCGTCAAACACACCTTCAACCACAATAGCCGATTGCCAAGTGGACTTTTGTAAATCGGTACCAAACACGTAGCCCGGCTGTATATCTTGTATATACTTGGGCGTGCGATCATCCAAGAATCTGGTTGTATGACCCACTACTTGATTGTTGTGAGTAAACGGAATTACAATACCACGTCGTGGCATTGTTTTATATAAAAACGGGTAGTCTAACGGAACACATCGCTTTTGTAAATATTCTGTAGCAAACTCATTTAGCTCTTGTGTTTCTGTGGGCAAGTCTCTGTCTTCAAACTCAATGCCGTGTATCTTGTCCAACACAGTGCGACGGTCTGACAGCAGGCCAGCGATTGATTTGAGTTTTAGACTTTCAAGATTGATGCGTTCAATTTCTTCTTGTGGCACATTTAACCACTCCAGCAACTTGCGAGCCTTGTATGATAATGTTCT